ACTCTAAACATATCTACCCATGCCAGATAGATTGATAATGTTATCAACATCTTGCTGAATGAAAGTGCTCTCATCCGAATCAATGTCAACCAGCAAAGCACCATTGTAATAATGGTCAGTCTCATTATTCAACAAAGATGCTATTGAATTATAGTATTCAAGAGTGTTTGCCATTTTTTTATTTTTATTTATTGGATGTATGGGTTTGTTGAGTTATATGTTCTGTAAAACTTGACCGTTGGTTTCTGGTTCTTGTAGAGTTTTACTTTGAAGTGATAATGAAACTTAGTTGGTGTGTACCCTTCAAACATACTTTCATACTTATCAAATAGTTCTCCATTCACATGAGGGAAACATTCTTTAAGTGCTGTCTTTACATGCAAGAAGTTTTCTACCGTATAGTTTGGTAATAGTTCTACATTGATATTATCATGCACCACATTGCCATTCTTGTCAAAGTCAAACGCATACAAAACATTGTATGCTCCACCACCAAGAAGTCCTGCAAGTTCTAGTGCATCATTCTTCATTTTGTGGTCTATCTTATTAAACTCTCCAAAGAGAAACCCACACTTAAAGTCTGTTTTCTTACCAATGTCACCCATCAGTTTAGTAAAGTAACTGTACTGATAATTTGTATTCAAACCAAAAGCATCATTTATCAACTGATACTCCTGCTCGCTTACACCGTTCAACGATAAGTGAAAGTATGGTGACTCAATAAACTTATTACATGGTGTTATTGCCTTATGGAATGTGCGCATCCCTCTAACACCATCTAGTTTATCTGTTAAGATATTGTAGATAGTTTCATATTCTTTTTCTATCTTAGACTTTTTTGGAAAAGAAACTTTTTGATAATCTAAGAAGCAATAATGATAAGAAACATGGTCAGAGGTTAAGTCCCTCTCGAAAAGATAATAAGTCATAGTTGATTATTATGAATACCAATCCAGAAAACTATTGTGTGTCTATTGCCAGATGTAATGGGAGTAACACCGTGATAATACATCCAGTTACTAGGAAAGACAATAACATCTCCTGTCTTGAAACCGTATGTTTTTCCTATTGATGGAAAGTCTAGATAACCTCCCTCATAGTCTTCATTAAGATAAACGCAAACGGTCAGTAACCTAGAAAAGTTTAGAGACTCTGCATAGTGGTCATGATGTACTCTAAAAAAGTTATCCTTAGAATAGTCTAAGATGTGAGCATCACTCACACTCAGTCTGTCACCATAAGCATAGTAGAATGGTCTAACATCTCTGGTGTATCTTCTACCAACTTCTGCCGCCACATCTTTTACAGTTTTATCTGCAAAGTTTTTGAACGTTGCATCAACTGCATACAGGTTGACATACTCTCCTGTTCTAAGAAGATCGGTCATTGGACTATCAAATTTATTTTTGTTAGTCTCGTTGGCAATCTTTTCAGAAAACTCTTGACAAGTTTCCTTTTTTAGTAGGTTTGTATAAACCTTGACATACTGATCTGCTCTAAGGTCAAACTTCTTTTCTTTAACCTCAGAGAGCATTTGGGTATACTCTTTATTGAATTTATTTCTATACTCTTGGTTATTGAATCTAGAATATAAGTTCGTGAATGATGTGTTATTATGCATCCTCTACACAAATGTCAATACTAACGAATTCAAAACTTTTGTCTGACTCATTCTTTGCAGAATGTTTCACATGTCTAACATCAAAGAAGTAGAGTTCTCCTTTCTTCCAGTTTATCTCCTCATCACCATAATAGAACATCGCGTCAGTGTCCATCAGAGGAATGTGTGCTCTGAAAAACTCTTTTGGCCAATACTTCGTATCAACATGCTCACCAACATGCTGACCAGGAGGAATAGTTATCTTAGAAAATGCTAAGATACGATCATCAGATGCAAACTCTTCAACCGTTTCTGTCGAATACTTATCCTTTGGGATAGTTGCTTCTTCTCTTGGTATCTTTTTGAACGAATAAAGGACACAACCACTATCTTCATCAATGTTCCAAGAGATTTTCATATTGGTTTTTGGACTGAAATGTTCGTCCAAAATCAACTGCTTTAACTCATTGATCTTATCATAATATTCAACATAATAAGGTCTAGAAAAATCAATACTCATAGCTTTTCATAAGCACCCATATCAATATTTAGAACCTTCAAGTAAAGAGGATCATTGGTGAAATGTGAACCCATGTACTCTCTATCATTCTCATAAAGAATATCAAAACAGAGGAAAGATAGGTCTACATCTTTAGATTTGTTTGTTCCACTATGCGTGTCATATACAAAGTCTAGTATGAAAGGTTTGCCAACTTCTACCTTGATAGTTCCAAAACTTTCGGCAGTGATGTAACTCTCCTCAGCAGTAATAGGAACCAGGATTCTCCATAGGTTCTTACCATAATAAGGTGGGTCAACATGTTCTTTAATATCAGAACTTGCTGCGAAAGTGTTTAGACTTACCGTAGGGATATTCTCGTCTAATACAATTTCTTTTAGTGCATCACTATAAAAGTTTTTGAGTTGTAGACCATCTGTTGGAGACTTAATGACACGGAATGTCCAGTCTCCATATTCATACTTTGATGGAACTTTATATGCAGGAACTTCTGTGAAGTCCTGTTTAAGAACATCAGCAGTTACGTCTTGTATCTTTTTGAAGTAGTCTTTTACATACTTAGATTCAAGGTCCAGGAATGGTCTATTCTGGGGATTCGTCGATTTCATAACTTACATCTAGGTTGACAACACGGGATTCGGAAGTGTCTTCTGCAACTTCCTCACTTGAGAATGATGTTGAATAAGATAGAGTGGTAGAAGAGTCTGTGGTGGATGTTACACCAGAAGATGTATCTCCTTCGTATGATATTGGATCATCGCATGGCGCTTGAACAAACTCTGCTTGTTCTGGGTGTTCAGCAATGTATCTTTCCCTATACTCAGTGTATCTCTGCATATAAGGAGCATTTGGATGTGAAGGATCGATCTGAGACTTCTCGATACCTTCATTATATGTTTTACCAACATATGGAAGTTCAGATGTATGTTCAATAGCATCTGCAACCTTTGTAAACACGAATATCATACACTCATGGTATCTATTCGGTGCGTAGTTTTGTGGTTGGTTCTTTCTGATATGAGAAATGTATGATGGGTGAGCATCACATAGTTCGTGGTTGGAGCAGAAAGACTCATTGTAAGTCATGACATCATAGTCAGGAACTTCAATCCTTTCAACTTCAAACCCATTCTCTACGAATGTGTTCTCAATATCATCTTTATTTGGCAACATTCCAAGAGAACCTTCTTCATATCCATATTCTCTTTCGATAGATGAGAATAGTTCCATGTATTCTGCATCTTTTTCTTCATCAAGAACAATCTTTACTGGGTTCTTGACAACAACTTTTCCACCAGTTTTGATACCAGTAGAAATACTTTTTACTAGAATGTCTAGATTCTTTGTATATCCAATACTTTCAACAAAGTAACAAGCATCAAAGTATGGTTCAAAGAAAAAGAACTCATTCATATCACTGTGGAAGAATGATGATGAGCAAGTTTCTACATCACACTGTGCGTTTTCAATTTGCTTCTCGCAGCAGTCAACTCCAATGTAGTTGCAGTTTTTGTATGATGGATGACTCTTCAAGAACCTATGAAACTGTCCATTTCCACATCCAATATCTCCAATGAAAGAATCATTATCAATGTTACCCAACCTTGCAAGGTAACTAAAATTCTGCTCTCTCAACCCAAGATAAGGCATTTCACTATCTTTGATAAGAGCAATCTGATACCCTTGTGGATACTGTTTGTTTATGACATCTGCTAGTGAGTCATAATACGCTTTTGTCTCATTCATAGTAAAACTGTGGGATTTTGACGTTGAGGGACCTATAATATTTTATATTTTTTATCTCACCTTTTTTAATTCTTACTTTGATGTGTGAGAACTTTTTATAGTCAAGAAAATACTTTGCAAATGGTTTTGTATTTACACCATATTTTTCTAAGGTATTTATATAGTCCTCCATACCCACGCCGTTCTTCTCTGGATATAGTTCTAGATGCATATCATCGTAGTCAAGACTTCCATTACATCCATTAAAACCAATACATTCAAACATTGTGCCGAAGTCTTTGATAGTCTTTTTGGCACACTCCAATGTTTCTGTACCAATAGGAAACTCATCTAGATTTGGCATAGGAAATATTTCTCGATGAGGAATATCCATCCCTTCCTGGTACAGATCAAATGTAAATGAGTTTTGGTTTTTAACAGGAACAATGCCAAGAGTTTTTAGTTCATCATACTTACTCTGGTCTTTCAAAGTGAAGTTGACAAACGTTCCTCTATTGGATACATTCAAAAATAAAATGTGAAAGTTTATATTCTTGAACTTCTCTCTTACTCTATTCTCTATTTCAAATAATTTTGAACGTGGATCTCTCTCAGGTATCTGAGATAAACTACGATACCCATAATGATATGAAAAGTATGGGTTAGAATAAACTTCTCGCTCTATTCCAATACCAAACTTAGAAGGTGTGTGTTCCGCCTGCGACTGTTCCACTTGTCAATACCACATAATACTTACCACTTTTTCTACGAATTCCTTTACCACCGCCACCACCGCCACCGGCAGAACCACCTCCACTATTTCCCCAGTCACCACCATTTCCTGCTGGGTTTGTGCATAATGTTCCTGCTTGCCTTGCACTGTGACATGTACTTCCACCAGAACCATTAGCGCCAGAATCATTATAGTTTCCACTACTACCGCTAGCACCACTATATTGGAAGTTTGCTCCAGGTATTGGACCAGCATTACCACCACTTCCTCCACCAGCTCCACCACCACCGCCAGCTCCACCTATACCAGCGTTAGTTGTATTGCAGCAATAACACTCATTATATGAAACAGTTTTACCATTACTGGCACCACCGCCTCCACCACCACCAAGAATTCTTCCACCATTATTAACGTAGATGTTAGATGAAACTACAAATGCTGGTCCTCCATCTCCCCCATTACCGCCATTTGCGTTACCACCATTTCCACCTTTTCCGTAGATTCTATAGTTGTTTGTGAAGTAACAGGTTGTACCAGGTCTAGAACCTCCCGGGATATTCAACCCATCATTGCCAGTAGAAGTTGCTGTACAGTTTCCGTTTGTTTGAAGTTCAAAGAAAGCAGAGTTTACACTGTTCGACTTCAGTGCTTCATTCTCAATACTTCCAACATTTACGGATGCATTATTTCCACTAACAGTCGCAACTGTTTGTCTTGCGTAGTAGTATATTTTTCCATAAAACTGTGTGAGTTTTATCAAACTACCAGAACCAAAAACTGGTATCCCAGCAAAGTGAACTCCTTGAACTGGGTGTGAAGTATCTGTTCTAACTTGGTCAGTACACTTATTTTTCTTCAAATGTGTAGAACCATAATAAAAATCGTTCATCGCAACTTGTGCGGTAGAACCTAAGTTTGTGTACTCAGTTCTTAAATCTGAAAGTGCAATTTGACCGCTAGATTGTAAAGTCATTTCTGTATCGAAAAACTATATGGACCAGACTTGAATTTTGATGGAACAAAATTCATAGAGATTGATACTCTACCATTACCGATATTTATATCATACCCATGATCCAAATGGGATGACCACAAAACTAGGTCTCCTTCTTCAATAAAATCACAAACAATATCTTTTTGATTGAACTCTGTGCTCTCTGTGGTATTCAACTCCATGAATGGTTCTACATGAACATTCAAGAATGGATTGGAAAATGCAAGTGCAGAGTGTATTGATGGGATATAGTTTACATAATAAGTTGCAGACACATATGAGTTTGCGTGACTATGATACCGTTGGAAACCATTCTTATAGCATGTGTTTATCCAACAGTCCGTTATCATCATTTGCTCAACATCGCGTCCCATGACACCACTCACAAAGTCAAAGGCAGATTCTTCTAAGAAGTTTTTGAAGTCTTGGTCTGGGATATAATCGAAGAAACCTTTTTCTTGTTCGGATGAATTGAAAAAGTGTTTAAGTTCTGGCGAGATAATACCATCTACTTCCAGTTCCTTATTATCTTTAATAAAATCTAGTACAGTTTTTTTGAACTCAATGTGTTTTTTTGGTTCGTACTGTGTCTTCGCGATAGGAACTGGAAACAGAGGATATATGCCTAACATAATACAAAAAAATATACCAGCACTATAACTCAGTGCTGGTACAATGTCAACCTAGTCTCTTTTCCAGAGCGTCTACTTTATCGGAGAGTTCCTTGATTGCTTCAATGAGCAGAGGAACAATCTTATCGTACTGAACTGTAATGTAGTTCTCATCAACAGGTGCAGTTTTAACTGCCTCAGGAAGAACTGCTTGAACTTCCTGTGCGGAAACACCAACGTGTGTTTCTGCTTTACTGAAACCTAGTTTCTCAGCAACATCGTTGAATGTATAAGTGAAACCGCTCAGTTGGAGAACCTTATCCAGTGCATTTTCAAGTGGCTTGATGTTCTCTTTGAGTCTTTCATCAGAAACGAAAGCGATAACATCACCAGTTGCACTGAAATCACCAGTGACTCTTGCACCATCAGAACGAGTATTGATTCTTACCGTATTGTCATGATAGAGGTTGATAGCACCATCAGCGTTAGCATCAATCATGCTCTCGCCAGTGTACTTCTGAATGTAGACTCCACCATTACCACGGAGGAAGAGTGAACCATCTCCTCTATCATCAATGTAACTGTTAAGACTATCATGATAGAGGTCTAAGTCATCACCATCGCCAAGATACAGGTGATCGTTATCACCGAACCTCATGGTTCCGTTTGTATCAATATCGCCTGTGATAGTTGCAACACCAGCAACACTCAGGTTTCCACAAACGTTCAGGTTCTTAGCAATACCAACGCCACCACCAACTACAAGAGAACCAGTTGTGCAGCTATTTGACTCTGTGGTTCCACCAAGAGTTTGGTCTCCACCAATGTTGAGGTTCTTCTCAACACCAACGCCACCATCAACAATAAGAGCACCAGTATCTTTGCTGGTAGACTCTGTGGTTCCACCGATAGTAGCGACTCCACAAACATTCAGGTTCTTGGCAATACCAACACCACCAGAAACAACCAGAGCACCAGTTTCACAGTTGGTTGACTGTGTTGTATCGGTGATTTGTGTTGCACTCTCAATCTTAACTTCGCCCTTGATTTGAACGTTGTCGTTCATCTTCAACTCTTTGTTGAAGGTTACTGGACCGTCAAACTGTGACAGAACCTGCTGTGAGTTACCACCTTCAACCAGGATTCTTTCCTTAACAATAATTTCGTCAAATACAACAGAAAGTCTTGAAGGATCCTGACCAGTAACAGTTGGAACAGGAATATCGAAGGTGATCTGCTCACCAGACTGTGCAGAATACTTGGTGTTACCAATGAAGAAGTCACCATCACTGTTCATACCAGTGTAGATAACGTTACCGCAGGAACTTTCCTGTGATTGTGCAAGGAAGTCTTCTCTTTCTGTCAGAGTTCTGTTCTGAACCTGTGGCAGACCTGTGGAGTAGTTACCAGGACCATAACCAAGATATTCGAACGTATGGCTAGAAGCACGAAGAATAGATGGTCTACGGAATTCAATAGGTAGTGGTTTGATCTTACGAATAAGTGTTCCAGTAGCATGGTTCTCTTTCAGAGTACCCATGGAACCACGAATGACTTGGATCTCATCATTACCAGAACCACTCAGCGTGCTGCTGGTGATTCTCATAATCTCATTGTTGACCTGGATATAAGAACCAAGTGGGAATCTGGATGTAGTTGAGATACCAGAGTTTGGTACACTTACAGAGAACGAAACATCGTTTGTGATGTTTTGGTTGAGAATAAGAGTCTCATTCTGATAGAATGGAACACCTCTGGTTCCAAGGTTTTCTCCTAGTGAGTCGGCAGTTGCATCGTTACCAGACAGAGCGTGCTTGATAAGTGAGACATTTGCACCGAAACTTCTCTTAGTCTTAGAAGTTAGAGAGGTTGGAGATAGAACCTCAGTTACAGTATAACTACCAAGGTTGTTGTTAGAAGCATCTAGTACAGTAAACTTATTACCAGAGACTAAACCATGTGCTCCACCACAAGTGAAGGTAGCAACTTGTGTTGAAGAGTTGTATGAGGTTGATGTAGTCTTGACAGTAGGACCAATATTGAAGAAGTATTGACCAACTGTTGGATATGCATCAGATGAGGTTTGAGCAATAGAGATCTGGTTCTTAGCAGGAATACCGTGGATGGCATAGTGCCCATCAGTAGCAGTACCGACACCAGTCAGTTGGATGGAGTTACCAACGGAAGTTGAAATACCAGCAGTGGAAAGTACAATGTTTGCGGTAGGTGTTCCACCAATAACAGTACTATCAAACCATAGAGTCTGACCATTGGCATATCCAGATCCACCAGAGATGATGTCTGTGGATGTTACCGAACCACCAGAGACTACAACCTTAGCAGTTGCACCACTCCAAGTTGTCAGAGTGTTCTCATTATACAGTTTTACGTTGAAGTAAGTATTATCTGTGTGACCAGAACCACCATTCAGTGTTCCATAGGTAACAAGACTGTTGAGTTGGTGCTCTCTATCAAATGTAAGTGTGGTGATACCAGCATTTGAAGTAGAAACACCAGTAATAGATGGACTCAGTACAAGATTATTGACGAACTTGTCAATGCTTTCTCTTGTAATACTCTTTCTAAGGTCGTTAGATACAACCTCACCAAGAGGTTCTCTCTTAGCAAATGATACAGCAGATGCTGGGTTATCATGAACGTTATCCTTATCCAACTGAGGATAGAGGTCAACAACGTTCTGTGCATAATTCAGGTCAGTGAACTCACTCTCAATACTGTTGGATGCATTGAGCATGTAGACATAGTAAACACCATCCTGAACATTGTAAATGTAAGGAGTGATGACTTCTTTTCTGTATACGAAGAAGTTACCCTTAACATCGTTCCTTTCAAATCTAGGAAGTGAGATGTTTCTTACGTTTGTATTGTTTGTAAATACGCCTGGACTATGAACAGTACCAAAAACATCAGTAGTGCTGTACTTAAACTCCTTGTCACTAACAACATCCGATACCGCAAAGGTTCCGTTGTAACCAATATTGATGGTTGCAGCAGTGTTTGTTGTGCTGGTAACGTTCTTAACAATGATCTGGTCACCAACTTTCAGACTATGTGCAAGGTCTGATGTTACGGTAACTAGGTTATTGATAGAATCAAAAGTACATGTACTGATGAATCTTGGGTTGCGCTCGAAGAGGTAATCGGAAGAAGTTAGAGATGAGAGTGAGAAATCTGCATCACTTCTAGCGCCAGTTGTACTAGATTCTTGAATGACGAAACCTTCATTAGGATCTCTACCATTTACAAGTTCCTTAGGAATGACAACACGAACCTTGTAGAGTTTTTCATCCAAGCTTCTTGGGTCATCAATACGCTTGATATATGCAACGTCGGTCTTTTCTGTTAGCGTTGCAACGCCAAGAGAACTGATAGTAGTGAAGATATCGTTGTTTTGGTCAACGTGTACATACCAGTTGGAGTTTACCGAGTCCCATTGAATTGGTGAACCAATTTCACCAGCATTCTTATCAGATACTCTACTGATAACTTTAAGTTGAGTACCAAGATAGATGGGGATGGGTACAGGAGTTGCTGCTTCTGCGTTTGTTTGTGATGATGCTACCTTAATTTCCGATGCAGAATGGCGAATAGCATAGTATACAGTATTTTCTACCAGGTTTTCTGGTACGTCACCAGTTTCACTGATGATTCTAATCTTTTCACCAGTCTGAATGTCATGTGTACCAAGGGTCAGGATGTTAGAACCCGATGATACTGCATCATATGTTTTTGCCGATGATGTTTCACCACGAGCAATAGTTGTACCAGAACCGATAATATTGTCAAGCATGTAGACGCTTGCACTCTTGGTTCCTAATGTGGTGTCAATGTATAGAGTTTCATTCTCTCTTGCACCAATACGATAACCCTGAGTGATGACAGGTGGTGCATCGTCAGCATTATTGAAACCAAACAGATACAGGTGGCTGGCAATACCTACCTGTTGAGTCTTATCAACGTCAAACGCAATCCAGTCGATGTTTGCTTCTTCTGTTGTGACTGCCTTTGGCGTAATGATGTTGGTGATAAATGCTTTGTTGTCCTTATCAAATGCTTCCTTCTTGAAACCATCAGATGATAGGGAGAACTGACCAAAGTTGGAGTTAGAGTTGGTGATAGAAGCGTCACCACCAGACTCCATGGAGAAGTGCTTGTTGAAACCAATAGCAAAAACGGAAACAACCTGAATGAAGGAGTCGTTGCTAACTTTAATGTGAACTGGTTGCCAACCTTGTCTGTAAATAGCACCAGAGTCTAGGTGATAGACTGTTGCTAAGTTTGTAGAAGATGAACCAGAAGATAGAGCAGCACCAGTTACCTTAGAATAGGTGATAGAATCATACGTTCTATTTGTGGTGTTGTACTTCGCAAATGCACGGTCATCTTTTTGTAGAGACACAGCGGTGAACTGTGCAACAACCATTGAACGGAAACCTGCCGCCTTTGAACCATCGGCGTGCATACCATTCATACCCCATACAGAGCGTAGGGAGATGTTGAAGATATATGGAGAAGCACCAGATACGGTGTCAGTTTCAATAGTTACGGTTGCAGATGAACCACTGAGACCACCAGAAGAACCAGCAGGGAGGTTATCTCTTACGAATGGGAGAATGTAGGTGAATGTTGTCTCATCAATAACAGTCTGAACCTTTGTTGATACGTTAAAGTCATCAACGTTGACACCACGAATCTTGATAGGGGTGTCGGCAGTAAAACCGTGTGCAGTCTGGGTAGTAACAGTTACGACTGGACCAGGAGTTACACCGTCACCACAAATGATGTTACCGATGTTGATAGGGTCAGAAGCAAACGCACCAACAATTTCCCACTCAGGACGTTGCTTAGAGAAACCAAGTGCATCCTCTGGATACTTTTGGTCAATATCTCTACCCGATGCTTCATTGAAAGCATTGGATAGTTTGCTATAATACATGTCAAGGTCAGTGATAGCATATCCAGAGGGGATATTGACGCCATCAGCGTACTCGAAACAGGTCAGTTTGTGGTGAGAGAATGTTGGCTTCGACTGGTTATTAGTTGAGAAATCAACGGGGTCAGTGTAAACTAGACCGCTCTCGCTACCATCAAAGATAGAGAACTGCCAGAAGTAACATGCACCAGTTACTCTGAAAATAGCAGAACCATTTAGGTTATCATCAGTTGGGTTTGGAATGTACTTAGGACGAATCTTAGTCTTTCTAAGGTCAAGACCAACCAGAGAAGTACCACGGGGAACAACAACACCACCGTTGATACTGTTGAACTTATAGAGAATATTGTTTGTCTGAGTTAAATCAAAGTTAGAGCTCAGTGTAAGGGAAAGTTCTTCTGACGCTACGCTCTCTGCGCCAGATGGGGATACTGCTCTGGCAACATTCGCGACTGATTTAATAGCATAACCAGGTCTGTTATCAACTACGTGTTCACCTGGGAACAAAAGAATTGTAGTCTTTTCTACTAAGTCGTTATTATCTCCACGCAAATACGAGAACCTAGCAGATTCTAGTAATGCCCTCTGAATAGTTTTGAAGGGTTTAGTTAACGAATTGCCTTGGTTATCAATGCTATCCGTTGCATCAAGGTCATTAGGATTGACGTAAAGAATTCTGCCTTCTGTATTCCTAATAAAATTTTCTAGTTTGTTCAGTGGCATTGTATGAGTTTTCTCTAACTGTTACATGACTTTATTTATCCCATAAAATCTTCCTCGTCATAGAAAGGAAGCAAGTCAGAAGGCAAATCTTTTGGATTGCTAATATCAACTGGATCGAAGCAAGGGTGCATCGATTCCATTATCATATAGTTAGAACCTCTATATACATCCTCCACTTCGTAGGACTCATTGTTATTTGCTTCGTCAACTAATTCTCGATCATAGAGATGACCATCTGGCATCTCGTCGAATGTAAAAGGTATTTGCTCAAAAAAGTACATCTTTACGATGGTTCTCCCCTCGTTATACCAACAGTGCTTCGTTGTAATGGTATAAGACATAACTTTTTTCTTTTGTCTTATTTATTTTTATAGGACGAGAGGGACTTGAACCCTCACGAGCACGATGCTCAACAGATTTTAAGTCTGGTGCGTCTACCATTCCGCCACCGTCCCGTAGGTGCTCCATGCGTGGATCGAACACGCCTCAGGCGAATTATGAGTTCGCTGCATTCACCAGATTGCTAATGGAGCAATAGGAGTACTGGGAGTTGAACCCAGACTAACCCGTTATAAGCAGGTCGCTCTAACCATTAAGCTATACTCCCGCAGATGAACTTACTGAGCTTCGTTATTTTGCTCAGTGTATATTCGATACAGTTCATCATCTGCGGGTATCATAACTGCGGCAGTACCATCTTCTTTGACGATACCAATACTCTCTCCGTTTTCTACACGTTCGAGAAGAGAATCAAAGTTCTCTTCCCACTCTTCCAATGTAAATACTTCCATTATTCTGCTACGGCAAGGTCAGCATACTCGATTTGGTGAGGTTCAAGGTTAGCAGTGACGACTTCCAGGACATTCATAAACTCCTGAACAGTTTCACACTCTACCATTTTTTCGTTGCCCTCATCACTAAGGAGAAGGAATGAGCGGGTGCAGACATCAATAACAATGCCCATCACGCATTCGGTTTCTCTGCTCATGGTGTTTCGTTGAATACCCCCATATTATAGGGCAAACCAAAGCAGGCGTCAAGTATCTGGTGACAAATCCTTGATAGTCTCGATGGCAAGGTCTATCTGTGCGTTCTTTTCAGTTAAAACTCTTGATGTTTGGTTATAACCGTACCTAGTTATTTCTGATTCGGACCTTTGTTCCTTAATAGCATTGGACTTTGGTATTAAATTAGATACCTGATTTTGCAATATATCTATTCTATCTTGCAGTGCTGTGATAGAAGAACCGTGAGAGACGCAAACAGAAGAGGTGCATGGTGATCTATAACATGCGCCAATGTCTGCAAATAAAGATCCTAAACCAACCTGAGAACTATCATCTTGGTTATAAACTAAGAAAGAACCAATACCAACATTAGAGGAACTTAACGTATTATCCGTATTTCCATATGGATCATTACCACTATATGTTGATGAAGAATAGTTTGGTGTCTTTGACACTACCCTGTCAGGAAATACTGTGGTGGCAGCAACAGTTGTTCCACATCCAACATTAAAAGCATTGAGAGATAGAACTACAATCTCTGCTTTCAGGTCATTGATTTGTGATACGAGAGAAACAATATCTGAGTCAACTTTAACTAGCGATGGACCAAACAACTCAATTTCTACTTCTGAGTTTGGTTTCTCCTGAGAAACATAAGAGATTGCATTCTCGTTATTCTTTTTCTTTTGTTCTAAACTATCAATTAACTGACTCATTATTCTTCTCCATTTTTAAGTTGTTCAACTGTTGCTTTTAGATCATTTATCTGGTCTTGCTGTTCCTTTATCGCTTCAACTAGAAGACCAACTAAGTTTCCATAAGCAACGCCTTTATATCCATCAAATCTTTCTTCTACTGCTTCTGGAATAACTTTCTCAACTTCCTGTGCAATAAAACCTATCTGTTTCTTTTTATCTTCTTTGAAGTCAAATGTGACACCACGAAGAGCAGATACTTTTTCTAGTGGGTCCTTAATAGTATGAATATTTTCTTTCAGTCTTTCGTCTGACGATGGTAATGCTTTACCAAGAGCAAGTTCTACATCAAGGTTTCTACCATTGACAGTAATTAAACCAAGGAGATTTGTATTTCCAGTAAACGTTGCTGAACCGATAAACTTTACCAGTCCAGTGTGTATCATGGTGGAGAAACCTGCAAGTATTCCACCAGTAGCAAATAGACTTGGAATAGTTGGTTTTAGGTCAAGTGGATTCTTAATTAAGAAAACACTTCCAGTTTTAACACTCTGACCAAGAGTAAGACTATTCTTTCCAACTAAGTGGTTCTCATTTACAATAACATTATCCTGAAACATTGATTGTTCAGAATAAGTTTTCTGAGTTCCTGGTATGTTGCCACCTTTTAGAATATTGAAGATGGAAAATATACTTGTTGCTGCTTGGAATGCCATATTATTCTCCTATTTTATAAGACCAATGAATGCTTTATATCCACGAACAGCACTAGAACCAACGTGAGAGTCTGCATAGCACTTTTCAGACCATGACAAACCTTCTGGAATCATATTACCTGTTTGTGCTTTTAGGTTTGCGGCGTTTGCTGATATTGCAACACCACCACCTGCTTTTAAGTTTAAGTCTTTACCTGCGTTGATATTTAGAGTTCCATCACAGTCTAATGACATGTTATTTCCACGTATCCTTACTCCACCAGTTTTGTCTGCTGTTAGGCAAATATCACCATTAGAAGTAGAAATCTGAACGTCAACTCCCTTATTACTTTTCTTACCAGCATGTATTTCTACAGCACCATCATTATAGATGGACATTAGTCCACCTTTTGCTAAACCTATTGAATTTTGGAACCCACTGTCTGCTACACCATATATTTGATATACTCCTTCCCCGTTTAGACCCATCTTAGGGTCATAAACTGTAAACTGAAAGTCATTAACGTGCCACCAAGACCTTAAATGATAGTTTTTATCCATTTACTTAGTAATACAATCGATAACTTGCTTGACTTCACCTTGGAAGTCTGGAATATCCAGAGATGGTTTTAGAACTGCTCCAACTCCTGTATCACTGTCGATAGTCAGGACAGGCAAACTTGTAACAACTCCATTATTTAGAGGTGTGACTTTAACAATATACCCATTTGATATCTGAGTATCATACTCATTTCCTTGGTCATCTGTGACTGTATCCCCATCAGAGTATCCACTACCAGGATCGAGAACAGAAACGGAATCGACAACGTATGGTTGCTCCTCTGCTGGATAGTTTTCGCCAGGAGATACAATGTAAATACCAGTTACTTGCCCATCAGAAATAATAGATCTAGCAATAGCACCATATCCTTGGTTGCAGTTATCTACTATCTCTACAAATGGTGGATAAACATAGTTAGAACCTGGGTTTGTCATCTTGACACTAATGATACCACCGGTGAGTCCATTGGCAGCCTGCGTAATGTTTCCGAACAATGGAACGGCAGATGCACCACTACCACCTCCACCGAAGATATTAATCTTTGGTGGTCCGCAGAACTGTGGGAAACCTGCGAAACAGTCACTAATACCTGTGAAGTCTGGTTGTGAAATACCCTGACTGAATATATCAAATGCTCCAACTATCTCACCAACACCTTCGACTGGGTTTTCTGTTCCTTGTTTTTCTGCAGAAATAGCAAATGCAGTATTAGCAACTTCTAAAATACCATCAATATTACTGAGGTTTGGTGCTTTCGGTCCAGCACCAACAATCCATTCTTTAATATCATCATCAGCATCATCATCTTTACACTTTGGAAGACCAAGCATACCTAAGAAGGCTTCGCCAACACTACGCAAGAAGTCTTCCGTGTTAAAACCACCAACATAGTCAAGTATCTTACTCAAACCACTGATAGCAGACTGAAGACCAGTTGCAATTTGACCAATGATGCTGTTCATTATTGAACCCATGAACTGTTCAGCAACACAGGATACAAAGTTTGCAATGTTATCAACAATAGCATAGAGCATCTGACGAATAACGTTTCCAAGAGACTTGATGATACTCTCAATCAAACAAGGTATTCTTTCTTCAAGTTCAACAATAACAGGTATTAAAGCTTTCTCAGCAAGTTCTCCTGCTTTATTTGCGGTTGTTGGGTTCAGAGTTGCTGCAAATACTAATCCATACACAGTTCCATAGAGTATTTTTAGACCAGCTTTAATAAGTGGAATAAGTTTATCCATCACTGCTGTAACTGCACCACCAACCATTCCAGCAACAATGTTTTCTAGTTGCTCCACGCGATAGTCAATTTCTTGTTTTAACCAGTCACGAGCCCACTCAATATCATTTTGTATAGCGTCAGAATATTTCTGATAGTCCCGTAAGAAATTATTTAAAGCATTAGATATCTTATCAAGAGTAGATGGTTTCTTATCTGCTAACTTAACGTTATCCCCAACAGCATCGGAGACTGGGACAGTTCCTTGTGGCGTTTTTCCAGTGGGAAGTGGTACTGGATTTGGTGCCGATGATGCGTGTTGTTCGTTTGTTTCCTCACCGCCACCTTTTGTTCTGGTCTTACCGTCTGCTTTTTTTATAAGGTCATTGGTTCCAGAAAATGGTGTGAATGGACGCTTATCCTTCTGATTTACAACGTATCTTGACCTACCTAATGCACCAATGATTACTGGTGTTTGTGCGTTATCTCCGTCCATAAAGAACCCGAAGACAACATCACCCTCTTGCAGTTTGATATCTTGTGATATGCCACCAGCACCTGTTCCAGCAGTTGGAGGGAGCATAACCTGTGCCCAAGGCAGTTGGTTATCTGGAAGTTCTACCGCACTTTCGGGATGGTATCCCATGATACGGACTTTATATCTATTTCCCCATCCTTCACCTCTGGGTTGTTTTCCCATGGCAGAGAGTGGTGGGATTTGACCTACCCACCATCTAAAACCATCTCTCCCTAAAAAATTACTTTTGAGTAAATTTTCTTCCATTACTTCTTACTTTTTGGACCGAATGTATCTCTGATAAGTTTCATAGAAGTATATGAAGCTTCTGTATCAAAGTGATGACACAATTCCTTAATCATATATAGACCGCTTGTTTCGGGGTCAAACTCATTCTTTTTAGATAATGTTATCTTTGGTATCTTACATTCTATCAGATCACCTGCTCTCAGGTTAGTGTTTAGAGGGACAGTCATACTCACTGTCTGGTTAAACAGAGTGTTATATCTCATCAATGCTTGCGACTGATATTCTGCTGGGTTTGCGTTTGGTGCAGTAGAAACATCATCCTCTAAGGTTCCAACATCAAGAATCTGTGTGATAATTCTAGTTGGCAAGTTACCTAAGTTTTCTGGTAAGTTAATCTGCTGACCAAGGTTTTCGGTGTTGCTGACATAGTTTTGCAACTTGAATGCACCTTGCTCCTGTGTTGTGAATGTCCAGTCTAGTGGGTTATAAAATACACGTTGAGATGCGTATGTTCCGAGTCTAAGTTTTTCTACAAGGTTGTTATTTCTTTCAGTTGTATAGTCAATGATAAGGAAGTCATTGTTTCTAAAATAGTCTGACTGGTTTCCACCTGCATAGGTATATGTTGCTTTTGGTTTTTGAGCAGCAAGGTTATCTAATGAACGAAACTGAAACCCATCTTGTGTCTGATAAAAAACATATCCAGCAATACCAGATTGTGGAACTGCCTTTGATGCCAACCAAACTAGAATAGTGAAGGGTTTTCTTAGGTTTCCAATGAAACCATACTTATTTCTAGTTTTATCAACAGTTCCTATTCTCTCTGTTGAAAGATAGTTCTTCAAAATATCAGAAACTGATGTATCAATAGAAGAACCAGTCGAAAACTTTTTACCAACTCTTGATGTTTCGTTAGTAATTGCTTCTCTTGATACTAAGTTAAGTTGAAAGGTTTCTCTTTGGGACTGACTTAAAACATTACTAATACTTGAAACATAGAGATAGTCTTTCGGTTTAGAAAAATCTAGTCCTTGGTTTGTGGAAGAGTTGCCGTTTATTTTCATCGACAACCTTTCACCACCTCTCAAAGGAAGACCATTATATATTGTTGAAGGTTCTCCATTTTTATCTGGAATACTTCCACCAGTATCCATTACAATTATCTTTGCTGTAATAGTTGGAGAGAAAATATCCTCATAATAATCAATGGAATATGTTCCACCTCTAATGTCAGCCGTCTTTGACTTATCGTTCGATTCTAATGTTAGTGTCTGAAACTCTGATGTTTTTGTTGACATTAGGTATAAGCGAGCTCCGTCAATACTCTATGTTTGATAAGACTATTTAACCCAGCACCAGCGATGATGATAGTGCTACCACCGCTGCCACCAATCATCATTGGATTTTGTTGCATCGATTGTGGAGCAGCAACTACCAATGTCTTTCCTTGTCTCTCTGGTGTGATACCACTAGATATTGCTGTCGATCTTCCAGTAGAAGAAACCTGAGCAATTGTATTTCCTTTTCCAGGAACAGCAAAAGAAGAACTATTGGGGTTATTTGTGAATAGCAGATATGGAACATATGGAGAAGGATCAGCATCGCTTCCATATTCACTACTATTATATGTTGTAGTATATTCAAAGTGAAGGTGTGGACCACTAGACTTTCCAGTGCTTCCAACCTGAGCAAATGATGTCCCTGCTGCAAGTTTTGCAAACGTTTGTGGTTTACTTGCAAGGTGTGCGAAACGAAGTTGGACATTCAGTGAAGGGACCCAAACATCAAGTACATGCCCATATCCAGTTCCAGGACCGTTAGGGAAGTCTGCTTTATAACCAACCCACTCACAGTCAACTCTCAACGCGATCCAAGTTCCTGAGGGTGCAGCAATGTCAATACCACCATGCTTTCCACCCCTAGAACCATAAACGTCAGTTACCTCTATATTACTGACACCTCTACCAAGAGATTGTGTTAGAACATCACCCGCTACAAATGGTCTAGTTCCCAGTTGTCCTAATGGTTGTGGTCCAGAAACTCCTGTTGTGGCACCCATATTGGGAACAGGAGCAGGAGTGTTGCTCTTGCCAAGATATGCACTACCCTTGTTGAAACCAAATGTCTGACCATGCCTGGTGGCGTCTTGGGTCATGTCATCATATTTTTGCTCAAAACCTTGACTTCTAAAGTCTGGTCTATTACCGACAAACTTAGCAGCACTCTGCTGCATAGACTTATTGAGTAAAGCATTTGCAACTCTATCTAAACCATTAGGACTTGCACCGTTACCACCAAATTTTTTAATATGTGCAATTGCGGTCTCTCTGTTTACAACTTTATTCCAGTCAGCAGTTTTACCATATTCTCCAACTGGTGCATATTGGTTTCTGGCAAGTATCTCTTGTCTTGCTGTTCTGCCACTATACCCCATTCTATTGTATATTGACTGAGCAACATCAACAGCACCTTGGGTATTAGAGTTCTCGTATAAAGATATCAGCGCAAGTAACCAGAAGTCTGCACTTCCACCAGTTGCTGGTGTTTGTGGTCCAGGTTTTCCAGGAACTTGGTTATCATCGCCAGTAGTAGGTTCATCATCATCACCAAATTTAAAAGGTTCTATCAAAAGATTCAGAGCATCTCTGAAATCGATTTCCATTCTGTTGAAAGTACCTTTGACTTTTTCTAGTTGAGAATTTATCTGCTTTCCTGCTGCAGAAAAGTTAAATGACATCAAGGTTCTTGCAAATATAACAATCAAACCACCAAGTTCTTGCAATAGTCGTGTCGTGTTTGATGTAAATGAAGATAATGTTTGAGTTAGTTTTACTATCCTTTCACCAAGTTGTTTGGAGAATGATACAATGATTGGCATATTGTTCACAATCCAACCAGTCAAGGTTAAACCAATCGCTTTCAATATTCTACCTAAGAATCCTTGTGTTGAACTCGTTATTGCTTTTCCTATCTTTGAAATTGGAGACGTTGCTTTTGATGCCTCAACAAGATCTTCTTGGTTCTTTCTACGAATAGCATCTCTTCTCAGACGATAGATGTTTTCTCTCTTAGCAATAGATTCTTTTTTAAATACAGACTGTCTCTGTAAGGTCTTTACAACACTCTTAGAAAGTTTATTAGTTTCCTCTGCTTTATTTTCAAGTCTAGTTGCAGACTTTAAAAGTTTAATTGTAACTAGTCGTATGAGTGGTAATGCCATGTTATACTACTACGTTATAATTTGCCATAGAATAATAAACATAGAAGTTGTCAATATTCGAAGAAGCAATATCTGGAATAGTATTAGCAGAAGGATTTAGATCTGTAGGAACTTCTCTCTGCCCCTGTTGCCCACCAGCGGTGACTACAACATTAGTTTCTGGTTCTGGTGTAGGTCCAACACTAGCAGCTCTTGCTGATGCAGTTGTTGCTACTGGTTGAACATTTGCAGAAGTTGATATAGAAGGTGCTGCAAACATCTTGGAGAAGTCCATTCCCTCATACAATGAACCCTGTTGTGCTTGGGTGAAAATATTCTGCCCCAAGTTGCTCATTGGCGTAAAACCAAAGATAGAAGCACCAAGTTTTACTGGGAATGGAAGAGGAAGTTTTGATAAACCATAAACAAAAGTAGCACCAGATGCAGCACCAGAAACTGCTTGCCCTGGTGAAGCACCATTGAACATATTGGCACCAGCACCAAAAATAGTTTGACCTAGTGGATTTGTTGTAAGTGACTTTCCAAAGTTAAAGAGTAAGTTTGTTGGTGAAAATGATTGCTGTTGATTATTGTTGTTAGTATTACTACCTGCACCATTATCATCTCCACTACCATTTCCATTATTATCTCTCTTAAAAACTCCTCTGACTTTATCTATTGTACCTTGAATAAAGTCTCTAAGAAATTGTATTGGTTTTTTAAATAGACCGTTTCTGATAGACTGAGAAACTCTTGACGTAGTTCTACTAATAGAACCAACAATATCAGTAAGTGCCTGACCAATGTTTGAAAATATATTTTTTGCGGACTCGAATACTTTATCAAAGGTCTGCTTTGCTTCTCTGAGTCTATCAATCGTAAACTTAGACGCTGCTTTAATACCAGATATTATCTTTGGACCTAACCATCCAGTCAGTAATAGGGTAAAGAACCCCATCAATCCTTTGAGTGAAGACTGTGCCTTTACTGCTGCTTTTTGTGCTGGTTCAATAGTAGCATTTTGTATCTTCCTTTCAACTAAGGATTCTTGCCCTTCTCTTAGTTGAAGTTGAGCAGCTCTTCTTTCTCTTTCCTGCTCTATTGCTTCCTTCTGTCTTTCTAAGAAAGCATTTGTGGTGACAGTTTGGGATATACTTTGCAGTGATGTGCTCAGACTTACCATCTGAGCAGATATTCTATCGAGTCTAACGCTTAGACCGCCAACTAAATTCGATACTGCCGCAAGAACTTGTTCGTTTTTCTGATCGACAGTAGTATCCACTTCCCTCTGAGAGGGTGAGTTATTCAATATTGGCGACCTCATTTTAGCCATTTGCCTGATTCTTTAAGTTTTCTTCTTCAATGAAGTGTTGAAGTAACGTAACATAAACTTCCCTTTCCCAGGGTATCATGTTTTCAAGCTCTGTTAATGAATATTTATGGTGCTGAATCAAAGCAAAGTTAGTCTTGAAGTATGACTCAAGGTTTTCATGAGCCATACTCACCCGAAAAAAGCAGTTAGTCCCTCCAAAACAACATCACTATCCACACCAGTCTTTGGATTAGTTATTGTAATAGTATGAGAAAGTTTTGGCATTGTCTCAAAGAACTTTTCAATTTCTTTGAACTGCTTGGAACTCAACTGCTCCAAGAATGCACTCAGTTCTTTCTTCGAATACTCGGAAGCAGACCAAGACTCCTCCTCATTGTACACCTGATCGATACAACTTGAAATAAGTTCGAAGGTGTCATCAACAGTGATTTCTTCATTCTCGACACTGAAGTTTGTCTTGATGAACTCATTCATCGATGGATACTTCATTCTCAAACTCAACTGATCGTCAAGTTTAATATCCCTATTGTGTTCTGCACTCACCTGAACCTTAATTTCATCTAGGTTGATGAAAGTTGGTACTTGGGTGACACCATCATCGGGGCAAGTGATAAGAACTTCAATGTCCTCACCAACAGACTTACCGCGAATATTCAAGAACAAATACTCGATGTCAAATGTAGAGAGTTGGTCTACTTTAACACCACGAGTCAGAATGCAGTTTGAGATAACATCTTTTACTGCTCTTGCAATTTGCTTAGGATCCTCAGTCTCCATCGCAATGATAAGGATCTTTTCTTCTTTAACTAAGAAGGGGCGGTATTTTACTTTCTTTTTATTCGAAGGCAACTCAATTTCATACGTCGGAGTCGCAATGGTTGGTAAAGGCATAATAACCCAAAAAGTTCAGTTAGAAATATTTAGAGTGGAAATTAGAGAACCCTTTCTCTTGCAACTGGTCTTGATGTAAGTTTATCATTGACAATTGCTTCACCTGGTCCAACATTAGGAGGTCTAAATCTCACACCACCAGCACCTGCTGCACCAGCAGACATTGGAACAAAACCACCACCTTGTGAACTACCATTCAAGAAGTTGAAACCCTTGAATGTCATGTCTAGGTTATTATCAGACCCGCTGTAAACAGCATAACTTGAAGTCTTTCCACAAACATATCTGTCAAAGTTGAATGATGCACTAACTTTTAAGATATCAGAGTTTGCATATGATACTGGTGTAGAGTTCAATGCAATGGGGAATAACCCATAGAATGTATATTCTAACTGCTTATTGTAGTCTCTGTCAAACTTGACAATTTTTGTACTATCACACTTATATTCTTCTGGATATCTCATTCTGAAAAAGTATCCATCTCTCGAAGGAGAAACACCAGAACCAAAAGAGATAAACTCTATCCAGTGCTCCAAGAACTTCAACGATTTGTACGCATTGTCAACATAGAACTCCAAGTCAATTTGTGTGAACAAACGGGTGTGTGCCATCTTCTCAACGACACCCATGTAGTTTCCAGAAATGTCTGCTGTTCCCAAAGAACTTCCAGGCAGAACGGCAGAATTGCACAGAAGACCAACACTCTCGCCAATGAAGCGAGCATCAATTCCTCTATATGCAAGGTGTCCTCTCAGTGGGAAAGACAAACCACCAAAAATAACTTCGTAGTGTGAAGTTTGTGCTAAGTTAGTTACGAGTGGTTTGAACTCTGATATCTTTCTTGGAGTAGGCACTCTAAATATCTTATATGTGATTGTTATAGTTATTTAGATGTCATATAAGGGAAAATATCAACCTTCACATCCCAAAAAATACAAAGGAGACCCAACCAATATCATCTATCGTTCTCTTTGGGAACGTAAGTTTATGAGATATTGTGATATGAATGAGTGTATCTTGGAATGGGGTAGTGAAGAAATGTTCGTGTGGTATCGTTCTCCAATAGACAATAAAGCACACAGATACTTCCCAGACTTTTACATCAAAGTAAAAGAGTCTTCTGGTAAAATTAAAAAATATATCATCGAAATCAAACCTCTACGTCAAACTGCTCCTCCACCAAAACCAAAGAGGCAGACAAAAGGTTACCTGCGTGAGGCATATGAGTATGCTAGAAACCAGGCAAAGTGGGAAGCAGCAAAAGAATGGTGTCTTGATAGAGGTTTTGAGTTCAGAGTCTTTACTGAGAAAGAACTAGGTATCAAATAATGCCAAGAAAGACAGTTAAAGAACAAAAACAAAAAAAGGTTACGGATACTGATACTAACCGTAACCGTGTTCGTGCTGTCACCGATGGTCTAGTTGGAACAGAAGACCCAGATGATATCATGCTTGAACTGATAGAAGTTTTAAATGAAATACCACCGACACAAGTTGAGTCTGGAAAGTTCTACATCTTCGTTTACAACCCCAAAACTCCAAACATTCAATATGATCAAAACCCATTCGTAGCAGTCACTGATGTGTTTGGTTGGGGTTTTCGCGGTATCAACTTCCATTGGTCAGAAACACGCCAATACACATGGAATGAAGTTCCTGGTGGAATATATGAAGTTTACTCATCGGAAGTAAAAGATTTGCAGGGTATTCCTTTTGGAAAGTTCCGTCTAAATAGTTAGAAAAGGATAAATGCCTGATTCTGCACTTGGGTACAACCTGGCACAGGAAGGAACTGATCTTAATAAGACTGGTTCTGGAGGAGGAGAAAAGCCTAAAAAGGCACAGTCTCTTCGATATCCCCTGAAAAGAATTGAGAATAAGAGTGACTACATGGAGATTCAGGTTATAGAATATGAACCTCCTGGTTTTTTAAATACTGGTCAGAGTGCGACTGTATCCTTTCAAGATGAAAAAACCAAACAAAATGATAGTATTGCATTAACATCTATTAGAACTGGAACTGAAGCAAATAGAAAGAAAAAGGCAAAAAAATATATTTACCTACCCATACCACAAAACTTATCAGATACAAACTCCATCACCTGGGGAGATGATAGAGTAAACCCTCTCGAAGCATTTGGATTGAGTGCAGCAACAGAAGGAGTACAAGGTTTCAAAGAAGCAAAAGGTCAAGTATCAAAATTCTTCCAAGCTGTTGGCGGTCTTGGGGGAATAGTTGGTCAAAATAAAGATGTTATTAATGCAACAATAGGTGGAGCATTATATAACACTCTTGGTGGTAATGTTAGTTTGCAGTCAGTCATAACAAGATCCACTGGACAAATCCTCAACCCAAACCTTGAGTTATTGTTCCAGGGTGTAAACATCAGGAGTTTCTCCTTTGTCTTCGACTTTGCTCCAAGAGATCAAAGAGAAGCAAGAGAAGTGAAAAAGATCATAAGAGCATTTAAAGAATCGGCAGCAGCAAAAGATGAGTCTATCGAAAAACTTGGAAAGGTTTTTATCAAGTCGCCAGATATCTTTATAGTTAAGTTTAAGACTGGTGGAAAAGATCATCCTTTCCTGAACCGTTTCAAACCAATGGCACTTGTCGATATGAGTTTGAACTATACAGCATCAGGAACTTATGCAACTTATCAAGATGGAACACCAGTTCACATCCAAATGTCCTTGACATTCAAAGAACTCAACCCAATTTATGCTAGTGACTATACAGAAGATAAAGAAGGAAAACTTGGAGTAGGTTACTAAAATGAGTTATTTCAGAGAACTTCCAGACTTAGAATACCAGTCAGTAGTAAGTGATAGAAACTCATCACTCGACTATGTAACTGTCAAGAACTTATTCAGAAGGGCAAAACTTCGTGACGACTTACAGAATGTATTCACGCTCTTCAATAAGTATCAGATAAGAGATGGTGCAAGACCAGACACAGTTGCAGAAGAAATCTATGGTTCACCAGACTATGACTGGGTGGTCCTTATGTCAGCAAATATCACTAACGTAAGAGACCAATGGCCACTTTCTGATAGAGACTTGTATCGCTTCTCAGAAGAGAAGTACACTATTCAGAAACTAACTGACGTAAAATATTATGAAACAACAGAAGTCAAAGACTCTTCTGGAAGACTTATTCTTCCTGCTGGGAAAGTAGTAGATAAGACTTTCACTATTCCAGACCCATCCAATCCTCTTGCAACTCTGAACCCAACAAGAGGTGTTTCTAACTACGAATACGAAGTTAAAAAGAACGAAGAGAAGCGTGGTATTTACCTTCTAAAACCAGGATATCTCCAACAGTACATCGAAGACTTTAGGTCAGCAATGTACTATCAGAGATCATCTCAGTATGTGAACGATAGACTTATAAGAACTGAAAATACTAGAAATACTTCACCATAGTAGTTTCAACTTCTTATCAAACATCATAACGTAACGGTGCTTGCGGGAGCGGTCTTTCCATTCTCCCTCAGCACCTTTTATTTTGCCGCGTGAATGTTTGGTGCCGTCGGCGTAGTAGAAGTCTTTCTTAGCATCTGTAAGCCCACAATATTTAAAGTTGCAAGCACGATAAATTGTGCCGTCATGATACTCAGAATCAGCATAAGAAATGATCGCTGAGACTTCTGTGTCCTTGCGAAACTGTCTAATCGCTTTTGCAACGAACCAAGAAGTAATGTTGTACTCTTGTGACTGCGTATCTGGGTGGATGCAGAGTCTAGAGAGTTCGAAGAGTCCTTGCTGTTCATTTCTTCCAAGACCGAATGCTCCTTGCGCTACTTCTGGAACAGGGAGTCCAGTGAATATAATCACTCCCTGAATACCACCAATATTTAGAGGTGAGAAGTCGTTTTTCTTATAAAGACCGTAGTTATATCCTGACTTGAAACCTTTTGAAATATCTTTAAGATAATGAAACCGCAGAAGTAACTCTGCGGCTTCGGTCTTACTTACTCTGTCAATGTAATAGTCAGTTTTCACTTCAATAGTAAGTTAACATATGCTGCGACCACTAGAAGGGTCAGACAGATTTGATTGTACTTCATCGCCCAAACTTACGGTCCATGCGTAGTTTAATGTAATACATGCCGATGACCCAGAGGGAGAAGAGAAACCCTTCTCCGTAACTTAGGTTCATCCAGGCATCTAGTGCCTCTCCCATATCACTCTTCTGCCAGACGGGCGAAGTAGGACAGGGTATCGTCGTCTTCATCTTCATCAGAAGAAGAGGAGCGAGTGGGTTGCAGAGAGTTCAGGTCGCTGCGGAGGTCTTCGGTGAGTTCACGGGCAGAACCACGGGTGTTCTCTTCCTCTTCATAGTCTTCCTCTTGGAGACGAGGAGTGCCCTTGTTACCCAGAACATAGTCCAGACGCTTTTTCAGTTCGTCATAGGACTTGAACTGGTCAGCAGCAACGATCTCAGCAAGAGAGTACTGCTTCTTCCACACTGCTTCCATTGCTTCATCATCGTCCAGAAGTGCATCAGGACGGGCGAACTCGGAAGAGTCATAGTTGCGGTAACCAGCAACGTTCTTCGCCTTCAGTTTGAAGTTGGCACCCTGCCAGAAGTCGAACGGATCGATTGCTTCCTCATCCTCAAACTCAGGTTGCATTGCAGCAGTGAGTTTGTCAAAGATCTTCTTACCATACTTGAACAGGAAGACCTTACCTTCGTTCTCAGGGTTTGCAGGATCCTTGACCACGTAGATGTTAGAAACGTAGGTCAGTTTGCGCTTCTGCTTGCGTGCTGCTTCTTTACCAGCGTCGGTGCCGTTGTTCCACAGCATCGTGTTGTACTCAGACACAGGGTCTTTCTGACCAAGAGTAGTCAGGGAGTTCTCAATATACCAACCGCCAGGACCTTGGAATGCATGACTGTAGAGTTTCACGAATGGCAGGTCCTCACCATTCGGAGCGGGGAGGAAACGGATAACGGCATAACCATTGCCGCTCTTATCACATTCCAGTTTCCAGTTGCGGTCATCGGAAGAACCGCTACCATTGTTATTCATTTTCTCGACTTCTTTGACCAGTTTGGCGGTCAGAGAACCCAGTTTGGATTGCTTTTTAAGGTCTGCGAAAGACATTAGGATTACCTCGGATAGTTTTGGATTTTGGGGGATTTACTCGGATAGTATAGCAAAGATGCCCTTAGGCGTCAATGTAATCTCTGAGAGACTCGATAGTTGCGTACATACTATTGAATAAAGTCTGCATGTCAGTCTCTGGCGGGAAACCCATCAGAGCAACAGACTTGCGAAGGTTCTCTTTCATTTCGACCGCTTCGGGGTCGTCTGAAAGGGACAACCTAGTATACATCACTCGCTGCTTTTCTAGCAAGCTTGTCAGGATATCAATATGTTCCAACTTGTCTTCTCTGGACATCATACCAAAGTTGAAGAGAGACCCGTAGATCTTCTCCTGCATGGAATTAATTTCTTTTAGTTCTTCCTGAATAATTTCGGAGTCAAAAAAGTCACTCATTTATGATAGTCCTTAGAATCTTTTTGTATTGAAACATATCAATATTTAGAAACGGTGAATACTTCTTGAGTTTCAAACTTACGGTTTCCCACACTGGGTCCGTAAGTTCCTTATCAAAGTTTTTTGAGAAACGGAATATTTTGTCGTAGATTACGAATGTTTCTAGCGAGAGTCTCCCGCTTAGAAACTCTTTGAGTATCAGAGGGTGTCCCTTGGTACAGTTGAACAAAGTCTCTAACTCGTTCTCCGATAACAATTCGTTGCTTTGCTCTTTGAACAAGTACGTCAAACTCTGTTGGCGTTTCATCCACTCGGCGTAGTTTCTTTCGCCAGAACTGATAATTTCTCCAATCCATAGGTTTTGTGGGTTGTCAGAAGATACAAAATTGGATACCAAAAAGTCTACGACTTCTTTATCAGAATACTTGCGTGAAGTCTTTTCGAACCAGTACTTGTCCTTCCGTTTGTTGAAGGAGGTCATACTGGCGCGAGTCTTCGCACCGTATTTAAAGAAGTCGTATTTGGGGTTTGTGAAGTGATTTTTGAGCGAAAGATAATGTTGATAAGTTTCAAAGGGGCTCACAATCATAAAGGCAGTTTTGCTCTCGAAGTTCGTTTCATGAAGTTAAGACGAGTTGCGTCCCACTTCAGTCTCTCTTTCAAAGGTTTTGAAATGAGTTTCGTTACAGATTCTACTTCAAGGTTATTGATTTCGCAATAGTGGCAAATAGCATCAATATAGTTGAAGTTTTCTTCTGCTACGATTTTTTCAATTTCGAGAGCGAATTTAGAAGGTGTCAAAAATTTACTTTCTATTGCCTGCTCCAGTTCTTTATTTGGTTCCATAGAGTTCCAGTTTATCTCTAACAAATTTTCTAATATATTTGCTGAGGAGTTTGATGTACTTTGATTTGTCATGTTCTTCATAGACGACGCATTCTCCATTTTCACAAGCCATGATGATTACAAGTTTTTTGACTGAAATACCAGTCAGTTCGTACAGCATACAACCATATGCCATGCACTGTACAAAGTAGTGTTCGAT